TTCATAGCAACAAGAATACTACTTGCATACACAAAGCCTTGACCACCTGATACTTTGTCATCTGGATCAAACATATCCTGACTTGCGTATGTATGATTAGTTGCAACCATACCGATGTTCAAACTTCCGAACATGTTAACAGAGTTACGAACAAGAGCAGCCAATGCTTTAGGCTTACGACCCATGTCACCCTTCATATCACCTGCTTCAAACTGATTAACGTCTGTAGGTGTTAGTAACATTCCCAAGCTATCAATAACAAACAATACTTTAGGTCTGTCTTCTAGTGGAAGTGTTTTATAATCAATAACAAATTTACTGATTGTCTTGGCTACATCGTCAATCATAGCCATGTTTAGTTTCAACAATTTATCTTCGGTAGTTTGCACACCTAATGCGTGTAACCACTTCTCATCTAAAGCATTTTCCGAATCGATGAGAACCACAAAGATACCTTGTTGTTGAGCATGACGTACCAAGTTACCGGAACAAATAAAACTCTTTCCGGAACCAGACTCGCCAGCAAATACAGTGACTTTGCCAAGAGGAACCCCTTTGTTAAAATCACCACTAATAAGATAGTTAAGTGCATAATTTCCTGTGTTGATCCAATCAGTTGGATCGTTAAACCCTATACTAAGACCTTCAATAGACTTAGTGATTTCTTTTCTAAATTTACTTACGTCAAATGGCTTACCCAATTTTATCTCCAATGTGTTTACCGGTAGTATACATGTTAAACGGTTGTTTATCAAGCAGGTCGGGACATTTTTCTGCGATAGAATCTATTTCATAATCGTGTGGGTAATGTCTTAGTGCCGCTCTTGCTTTGTCACGAACTATGCTGGGTACCCTTGGTGTTTTACCAGGATCACATAATTCCTCTAATAGTTTTTTACCTTGCTTTAGGGCCCGGTATCTTTCGTCTGGTAATGTCATATATTCTCCTATTTAATAGGGGACCGAAGTCCCCGTTTTAATTAAGCAGTTTTTGCTTGTCTAGCACGAATCATTGCAAGAATGTCTTGTGCTTTATCACTGCTAGGAGCTGATGTAGGGACTGAGATTGGAGCTGATGCTGTTGATGGTTCATCAGTATCAAATGGTGCAGACTCTGCTATAGGTGCAGTCGCGGGTGCGCTAGTTTCAGTAGACGCTTTTGTTGCTGCCGCTGTCGTTCCTGCAGGTGCTTCTAAACCATAAGGTCTGAAATAGTTACCCCAACGTTCATTGTCGTATGGTTGACCATCTACGCTTGCTTCAAACATTTCTTTCATAATGCGTAGTTCTGCTTCACCTGGTTTCTTAGGTAAAAAGTCAGTCATATTGAAAAGACCATGTGACTGAATTGCTGCCAATTCAAGTTCGGTCAATGCGCTTTCTTTACGTGCCCAGTTGCTAGTTGAATAGTCAGCATAACCACCTTTGCTTGTTTTCTTAATATTCAAATCAAGACCACGCATATAGTCTGTTGGCAATTCTTCCATCTCTGGATCCATAATACTTGCCTTGATAATAGCAAATATTTGTGGGCTGATAACAAATCTACGAATAGGATTCGCAGGAACTTTGTCATCACCAATTGGGTTTTGACGAACAAAACCTTGGAATAGATAACTACGTTTCTTCCAATATTTGTTAGCCAATTCTTTTAGTGATTCATCTTTATACCAAGGGCGAACTTCTGCCAAAATTGGACATGAAGAACCATCGTTGTACATTTCAACGCAAGGTATTTGTACTTGAATTTGTTTTACGTTTGGATCACCTTTAACACCATTGAATGGTAGTTTGATGATTTGACGTTCTACCCAGAAGAAAGTATTCTTACTATCTGCGTCTGGCAACAAACGTAAAGTAGCTGTAGTACCTTCGTCCATATTCCAGTGGGGGTAGATTGAGTTGTCAGATTGTTGGTTGCTTGAACCAGTTGACTTATTTTCTTGTGCCGCGATACGGGCACGAATTTCTGCTAATGAGGCCATAATATTCTCCTTATTTCATTAAGATGGTCTTTGTTTAATATTCGCCGTTTCCCTATGAAACGACTAACACATGATAAAGTATAACATACTTTTCTCACATGTCAATAGTATTTATCCCAATTGAGGGTAAATACATTTTTTTCTAGTGTTTTTTGAAGATTTCTGGTAACCCAATAACGGTGTCTAACATTCGTTCATAGGTTTCATCTAGGCTGGTTGCTGTGAATAGGTCTCGCTGAGGATCAGGACCTTCCTCTTCCAAATTGTAATAAATCACATCTAAGAAGTCATTCATAATCTTTTGAGATACTTCTTCTAGTCTGTAAAGATAAATTAAATTATCTTGTATTTGGTCAACTATTTGGTCATCATTGTATGTGTTATTGATATTGGGAAATCTTCTTTTGAACATTTTCACTACGATCGGTGTATTGTTCTTTAGCCAATTTTTATATTCAACATCTGAGGTTCTTATATCTTCGTTTACTGCAACATTTTTTTCATTATCTGCAAATGTAGACAAATCAGGGCCGCCCAATCTTTGTGGGGTTAAACGAACAACATTATCAGTTCTTGGCTGGGCACTGCCAGGTTGTGCTAATATATTTTTTACATGTGGCATAATGATGTTCAACTTTTTGGCTGCTCTTTCTGCTTCTACTGTCTTAGCATCTAAGTCACGAAAAATTACTTCACTAGTAGATTTTATTTGATCCATTTTCTGTTGCATGTCTTTGATATCATTAGCTAATGGTGCATATTGTGCTCCCATTTGTGATACCTTATCTCTGCTTTTCTTTATACTAGTTTTGAATCTTTCTTCTTTGGCTGCCAATTCTTTTTCAGTAGTTTCTAGTCTACCCATGACTTTATTAAACATCCCGTCATCAACTGATTGGCGTTGGTCTAATGAAGATAGCATTGATTGAATTTTTGATATCTCTTTGTTGTCTACTGGTTGTGATTTAATCTTATTAATTTTATCACTTAGTTCTTTGAATTGTCTGTCATCAATGCCAGGTTTATTTTCAAGTTTCTGCAAATCATCCAACATTGACTGTACTTTATCAGCACTTGCTTTTGCCACTTGTTGTTGAATCTCTCCTGCAGGCTTTAACTGGGCACTGAGTTGTTTTAGTCTGTCTAATTCCTTGCCGGTATCTTGTGCAATTCTTTCATGGTCATGTAATTCTTGACCTAACTCTTGTACTGTACGTGATAATTTTTCATTTTCACGTTTTTGCGAATTTATTAACTTATTCTGATTTAAGTTCATTGTATCGTTGTCATTCATTTTATCTGCAACATACAAATTCAATGCTTGCTCTGGACTACGATCTGGATACTTTCTGCTTGCTTGATATTGAATATCTTGATTACGGGCCAATGGTCTATCTTGTATTGCCTCACGTGTGACAATACGATTAGCCCAAGACTCTAATTCAAGTAATTCTTTCATCATTGAAGTCCTGATAACTTTCTAATACTTGCCAAATCAGCACTTTCATCAGTTTTATGTTCTGGTTTTTGTTGTGTTTGTTTAGCTTTCTTTTCAGCTTCTTGTTTATGTGCTAATTGTTTAACACGCTGTAACATTTCGGCCCATTCATCCGGTGTATAACGACCAGCAATTAAGCCATCATCTCTTTTGCCTTCATCCACATCTTTCTTCTTAGGTATCTCTGGAAAGATTTTGTTTAGTATCTCTTCGCCATCTTTAGTTACTTTTTCAGGAGTAATTAATTTAGCAGTGTATTCCTTTTTAGAGGCTTCGTCATTGCCACCATCACGTCCTGGAGGAGTTTGGCTCTTGTCCATTTCTGTTACGCCTTTTTGTTTGTCCCACTCTTTGTCAGTCTTTACATTATGTTCTTTGCCACCGGCACCAATATCAGCAATTCTACTACCAATTTCTTTTTTAGTTTGAACTACTGCTTTGTTATTCTTATCAATTTTCTTATTGAACATTTTAGCAAAATCAGGCTTAGCTTCTAATATATCATCTTCACCTTCAGTTACACTATCTGCCCATTCTTCTAATTCTTTAACTTCTGCAATCTCTGCTGTTTCAGTAATGTTCTTACTTAATTTGCTTAGTATGGGCATTACACTTTCAATGCGTGGATCCAAACTGCTAGACATAAACATCTCGCTCAAGTCAGTTTGTTCTTCATCTTCCATTAATGGAGGATTGTAATTGTTGAAGTATTCTGTGTAGCCACGCTTGCCTGACATTTTATGTAATGTTTCACGCAAACTAGCATAATGATTGATTCCCTCTACAACTAATTTCTGTGCAGATTCGTTGAATTGTTTATTGCGTGTGGCTCTAACAAAGCCTGCCATTTTGCCATATTCTTCACATAGACTTGTAATGTGGTGGCCGCGTTCATCATAAGGGGTGCCACCTTCTGCAATATGTCTAGCATATACACGTGCTAGTCCGGGTTTATTTGTAGGGACTAAAAATCTTTCACCATTTGTATTCTCAACAAAGATTTTTGCAATATTGCGATATCGTTGTTCACCTTCTTCAATCTGCTTAGTGTGTTGCAGAATGATTTTTGTAGTAGGTACATTATCGCTATAGCTGGCTTTCTTGCCCATTGCGTAATATGCCTCATTAAGTCCTTCAGATTTAGTATGTTCACGTTTTGCCATATCGGGCTCCAAGTCATCTTGGTCGCTTAATTCAAAACCAAGTTGTTTATTCTTTGAAAATCTTTTTAAATGCTTTAGTAGATGAGTAAATGATTCTCCATCTTCTGCTGATTTGGGGCTACTAGCAACATCAGCACCATAATAAAGTACCAATCTATGTAGACCGTCAATTGACGCTGTAACTTTACCGTAGTTTTCGCCATCCTTGATAAAGTCAAACTGAAACACTTCAGCTTCGTCAGGAATAGCTACTTTTTTACCTGCACTGGTATACATGTCCGGACGATATCCCCTACTTTTAAGGATTCCGTATAGGTCACGATTTATTGATTCTTGTTGTACTGGCATAATTTATCTCGTAATTATATATTTATCAATTATCCAAAGACTGCGTAAAAGGGCAATGGCTCTATAATTTCGTCATGGTCACGAATATGCTGGTCTAAATCATAATTAAAGTCGCTAATTTGCTGTAACATGCGTACAACTAACAAAGAACTGGTAACTAAATCATCAGACTCTCCGATTTTAGCCTGATAACTACCACCTAAGGCTACAAAATTCTTTAATTCTGATACCAAACTACGACTACTAACGGTCATCTTCTTACTCTCTACTAAAGTTTTGAATTTAGCACACGCTGTTAATTTAGACTTGTTGGTTGTATTGAACCCGCGTTTTTTCTTACCGGGCTCACTAGTAAATACGCCCGGGATATTATGATATCCGTATTCGTTTAATGAGACTAATGCTGCCTCACCCACTCCATTAACTTCAACTGAATAATACAAGTTATTAGGCTCACCTGTACATTCAGCAATATACTTGTTTATTTGTGCTATTAACTTAACTTGGTTTGGGATATCGGTACGATTGTGTTTCCACTCCCCTACTTGTGTAG